GTCCTGTATGTGTGGTGAAGAGTTCGAGGACTGTAAACTGAAGGAGGCTCATGGATAAGGACGTAAAGCTGTCCTTCTCACAGCTAAGCAAGATGAAGCACGCCGTAGGGCTGAACAACATCAATAAGCTGCCGAAGGACGGGAAGTATTCAGCTTACAGGAATTTCTATGCGACACAGAAGGAGGACGTGGATTGGGAAGAGCTTGTGAAGATAGGCCTTGCCACCCGTCGCTTCATAGAGTGGAACAAGGAGTATTACTATAATGTCAGTCAGGCTGGGCTTGACTATCTGGGGAAGTTATTTGGTATAACCATAAAGGAAATGAAATAGAGTCATGGATAAGTTCATGTTCAACGAGCGTTTCGGTCTGCAGCAGGCAGTCTTTGATGGATTAAAGACCGATACGAGACGAATAGAGAAATGCCTGTCTGTCCTGCCTACAGAGTTCGGTGAAGGCGAATATGTGGTTCCTCATCTGGAGAACGACAAGTTCATCGTGAGGAAGTACTGGCAGGGTGCGCTTCTCGACACCTATACAATCGTGCCGAAGTTCAAGGTCGGCGACGTCGTGGCCATTGCTCAGAGATATAAGGATGCTGGTGTCGAGCCATCTACTATTGTGAAAATGATAGATGAGGGACAGAATATGTTTACGCCAGTTCCAGCCTTTGAGTCACCTGGCTGGAAAAACAAGATGTTCGTGAAGGCAGAGCTGATGCCAAAGCACGTTGAGATTACCAACGTCCGGCTTCAGAGGCTTCAGGATATCAGTGAAGAGGATTGTCGCAAGGAGGGAATCATCCCCGTAACATGGCGACAGTATCACAAGCAGGACTGGAACGACCTTTCTCCACAGCGTTATACCGACCATGACGTGTGGACTCTGCCGAAGTTCCGTGAGGGAATAGAGGACCCGTGGGCTGAGAGTGACCCAGACGAATACATGGCAGAGACAGCGAAGGCGGCGTTTGCCGTGCTCATCTTCAAGCTGATGGGCAGGAAAGTGTGGGACAGCAACCCTTGGGTGCTGGTTTATTCATTCAAACTGTTAGACTGATATGAAAGCAAAGGTAATAGACAAGGACTATTATACTTCAAATTTTGAAGTAGGTGAGGTCGTAGAGATAATGAAGGGTATGGAGGCTGACACAGCAGATATCTGGAACGCTCCGAATGGTAAGGCCTGGCTCTGTAAGAAACAAGACGGGACCTTCAGGTACAATATCCCACAGAATCTACAGATAATTGAGGCAGAGGAAGAACATTGGCAGGAGTTAAGGGAACGGGCTGCTATTGAAGTTCTGCCGAAGTGTATCAAGGACGTCCAAGACCTTCTGCTGCATGGAGGGAGAGCATTGGAAGGGACTATTCATGATGAAGCTGCAAAGTACGCAGTGATATACGCAGATGCTTTAATCAAAAGACTTAGGTACAATGGCAAAGAGAGTAAAGAGTAAATTCCTCATCATCGAGGGCAAGGCCAGCGAGTTCCTGGCAATCGACTTTGGGGCTGGTGGCGAGACTGTTCAGGGTGTGGTAAGTGAAGGACCGTTCAAGGGCTGTAACTATATCTCTGTAGGAGGTGGAGGTTTCATGTGCTGTGACAACTGTAACAGTGGCATCCTTCCGTCAGACACCTGTTACTATGTGGCCGTGCTCAACCGTATATTCTGCAAGGAGTGTTTTGAGGACTGGCACCAGAGGGCGACCTACTATCAGGAGGATGCGCCAAGCGAGAGAAGGAACTATGCAGTGACGGCTTCCAAGTTGGCCAGTATCGGAATCGAGATAGAAGAAGAGTCATGAACAAGCCTACAGACGATCAGGTACGTTGGATGATTCATCATCCTATCCAGACGGTAATATTCTTCCTGCTTGAACTGCCGTTCTTCATACTCTTCAAGCTGATGGACTTTACGCTCTGGCTGATAGTGAAGACGGAAACCAAGGAATCACGTAGAATGAGAAGGGCAATAATGTATTACATATTAAAATCAATGAGGTCATGAATACAAGTATAGCAAACAAGGCCATGCTCCGTTTTGCCAAGGAGTATGCACAGAAGAACTGGCTACTCGAAGGATGGGTAAGACCAGATGATTTCTGGGCAAACAAGGTTGAAAAGTTCCTGCATCCAGAGAAGCCGCAGGTGATTGAGGTGAGCTTCGTTGCTCCAGTCTTTGATGAAGACAGGGAGAAGGGGGACTACTGGAAGATTCCGAGAGTGAGGATTGACAGCTATTGGGGACACCCACGGCTCAATGTGGTTGACAAGGAACGTAACTTCTGCTGTATCTCCTATGACCGAGAGACCAACAAATTCAAGGAAGGTCAGTTCTGGGGAGAGCATGGACTGGAGCTTGCTCAGCGAGTCAAGGCAAAGATAGAGTTGTATATCCAGATGATGAAGGACGGTTACGATATGCAGATAGAACAACAAAAGCAATAGAATATGAAGAACTTACCAGAAAGCATCTTCCTCAACTTAGGAGAACTGTCTGAGGAAGATTTCAGAGAGACCGATTTTGCGGAGGCCCGCAAGGAGTGGGAAATAACGTGGTGTGAAGACAAGGTGTATGAACACGACATCGAGTATGTCCGCAAGGACCTGGCAGAAGGTTCCAAGTGGCACAGGTACGATGAAGAGAAGCCAACGAAGGAGCTGAGTGCCTTAGTGGTTCATTCAGATACGAGTTTCGCCATCCGCTATACCATCAAGGACAGAAAGGGGAACTATGCCCTGCCAAAGAGCGAGAGAGGCTATGCGCCCCTGTTCTGGATGGAGGTGCCACAAATACCAGAGGAACTAAATAGAAGGAGAAAGTAATATGGGACATGACCAGCCACAGATGCGGTTTTTTGCCGCAGAGCTTCGCAGGGAGCTCGATAGGACAGCAGTGGAAGGCTGCTATTGTGAAGTCGAGGACTACAATGACGGCACGGACGTACCGAAAATCAAGGTGAAGTCGAGTGCGCTCAATCCTGACCAGGCTTCTTTGTTCTGTCTTGATGAAGTGGTAGAGTACTGCACCGCAAACGAGCTGCATCACTATGTGACAGTAGAACAGCAGCTGAGCGGGACTGTCATACCAATCATCGTAATCTTCTGACGGCCTTTGCTTCCTCTGTACTTACCTTATTTGCTACACGGGAAGTTTTGAATAAGAGGAAGTGCCGTCTGGGGCATCCGCTTTGGGTGCCCCTTTTCTAAAAAGTTGTCGAACAAAATGAAGGAGAAATAGAAATGGCAAGCAAACAGGAATCTCTTCAGGAATACTATCTTATGGCAAAGGAGATTGCCAGACAGGAAAAGAGTCTCGGCATTGAGCACTGGGACTTCATTTCCATCGAGAGGGACGGTGAAAAGGCAGGCGAGTATGTCAGGCTCTATCACTACGACCTTCCGAGGCAGATTGCGGAGAAGTACGACTGGGTTGTACGGTGGCGTGCTGCAAAGCTCCAGTGCCAATACCCTCGCTATGGTGTGCGCATCTACCATTCCCCATACAAGAAGGTGATGGGCGTGAACATCGGTATGCAAAAGGATATCGACACCTTTGTAGCTGCCAAGGCACAGTACACCAAGCAGAAGCGTATTCTTGACACCTACATATCTGAGCAGAAGGTAATGAACATTTTCTTCAGCGAAGACACGGACCAGGAGGTAATCAGGATAAAGGCCAAGCTCGAAGTTAAGAGAGAAAACATCGAACAGGCAGAGGCAAGGCTTATCGAGAAGGTTAAACAATTCAAATCACAGCAACATGGGAAGACCTCAGTCTAACGGACTTATAGAACTCGTTGATTCCAAGAGCGAGAATAGCGGATTTTTCTGCATACAGCTGGTGAGCTATCTCAACGAGGAAAGAAAGATGGGTACGCCAGAGTATGCCGACTTGTGGGAAATAAGGTTCTCGCAGGCCAAGAACCATAATTGCGCATACAAGGACAAATGCCCCATCTTTGCAAAGACCAAGGCAAAGAAGTCACACGTACCGATCCAACTGCAGCTTGATTTCTAAAACACTATCGGGAGTCGATGCCTGAAAATTTCTTGTAATTTCCCCGAAAAAATATGCCTAAAAACTTGCATATTTGATAAACTTTTCGTACCTTTGTAATAGCAAATAAGATAAATACAAACTTTCAAAACTTAGGAATTATGCAGAAGATTAGTTTGAAGAAAGAGACAATCAAGGCCATCGCAGACCGAATCAACGGTACTGAAGCCTCTGGCCAGTTGACAACTGTCACTGATGCGGAGTTCGAGCAGGACGGTTTCCTTATCATGGTAGATTACGAGGTCTATGGTGAGTGGCGTGACCAGCAGATGAGACACAGCGAGGTTCCCTATAACAACATCGAGGACCTGTCAGGCTGGGAGCGTGACGGTGCAGCCATCAGCTTCATCAATGCCTATGGGGATGACGGTGAGGACGTGGAGATTGCCCAGAGCGACCTTGATGCCCTGATGAAAGAGATAGCAGCTTAACTGAGGACAGGGGGCTTGCTCCCTTCCTCTTCATCATAAAATCAGAGAAGAATGAAACTATACATTGCGACACCCATCAACTCCAGAACGGAGAAGACGATGGAAGACAAGAAACGTGCGGCCAAGCACCGTGTTAATCTCCTGAAGGAGCTCATCAGCAGCGATATGCGCTTCAGGCAATACGACCAGCTGGTAAGCACCTTTGACATCAAGCAGATTATCAGCACGACTCCGGAGGAAGTGGCATTAGGCCACTGTGTGACGGCAGTGCTGCAGAGTGACGCCATCTATCTCGATCACGGCTGGAACGCCAGTAAGGGGTGTAACCTCGAATACAGGACGGCCAAGATTTACGGAAAGTATATTTACGAACACGATAAAATGTAGGGACTATGAACAAAGAGACTATTCAGGGATTCACCGTAGAGTGTTACGACAGCTGGAAGTTCTGTCAGGATGAAGAGCAGAACAAGGTGGTGGCACGGCTTCCTCATCTGGCATACGATGAACTGCTGCATCACCGGAGCATGGAGCGTGGTAAGGTGTATCGGGCACAGCTGACGCTCGATGTGTCTAATCAGGAGATATGGGCACCGATGAAGCCGGACTACCTCGGTGGTATGTTCAAGCACAACTTCGTCGAGACCACCGACAAGAAGAATGTCTTTGTCGGCTGGATAGTAAGGACTCGGACGAACTACAGCGATAAGGACAGCCTGACGTTCTATCTTGAGCACCCAGGCCCAGGAATACAGAGGTGGTGCGGAATCTGTTTCGGTTACGGAATGTTCTGGCATCCCATGCCGTCGGAAATGCTGGCAGATAGCACTCCACTCAACACCCCATTGAAATGCTTATTGACCATCGAGTTAATATAGAGACACAGCGCCATGCGCTGGAATTTGCTAAGTTTTGAAGTTGTAGCTGCTCGTCAGGGATGATAGGCAGCTACATTTTTTAACGTGGATTTGCTTACATATTTTAACGTTATTCTTCAAAACTTTCTGGCCGTAAACTTGCATATTTGATAAACTTTTTGTACCTTTGAAGTAGCAAATAAGATAAGTAACAACAATTCAAAACTTCAAAATTATGGCAACAACAAGACGTACCGCAAAAGAGATTCGTATTGAGAAAATCGTGAATCTCAAGAACGAACTGAACCAGCTTCAGGGCAAACCTTGTGTAGATGATAAGTTCACCAATATCATCAAGGAATACAAGCTCTATGAGTTGGCCGACATGATAGAGAATCTTGGTAAGCGCATCGAGGATGAGAAGAGAATCCAGAAAGTCAACGCTTTCTTCGAGGGAGAAGGCCGTGAGCTGAAAGCCCGCATCGAAAAGCAGAGGGAAGAGTTGCGCCAAGAGTACCAGACGATCCAGCAGGACATGATGGGACTCGCCAATGACAGCTTCGCTGGAACGGCATGGACTGTAGAGAGGGCAGAGGCCAGTTTCCTGTCAGCGTTCATCACTATCTCCATCCACTCGGATGAGACAGGCAAGGCAGTGAATGGCACAGAGACAACGCTGAAGTTCGAGCGTTCCATCTTCGGAACAAGTGAATCTGAGTTCACGACCAACATTGGTACCAGAGGCTCAAACGACCTTCTTGACCATAGCAAGGAGTCACGTACATTCTTCTACATTGAGGTGGGAAAGTTGTTCGCTGATGTGGAGAAGCTGTCAGGTATCAAGACAAAGCTGCAGGACATGGTGAACCGCTGCCGTAAGGTAAGGGAAGGCATTAACCAGATTGATAAGATAGAGAAGGACCCGTTTAAGAATCAAATGGAGGGATAAGATATGGCAAATACTTGTTTTACGGACTACACGTTTGTAGGAGAGCCAGAGAAAGCGAAGAAGCTGCTGGCAGATTTGAAAAGAGTCATTAACACCAAGCGTAAGGATTTAGGTCCTGACACCTACCTGTCTGAAAGCGACTGGCTGGGATGGATAGTAAGGGATTTGCTTGGCAAGGATGAGAAGGCCGACAATATCCATTGTGGGGGGACGTTCTATCTGGAGGATGAGCTGACCAATAACGAGGTACGCTTCACGACGGCGACACGCTGGACGCCCTGCAGGGAAATGTTCAAGATGCTTGCAGAGAAGTACGGCCTTGACCATTACTACTACGCAGAGGAAATCGGCTGTGAGCTGCTGGAAACCAATGACGACCAAGGAATGTACTATACCAACCGCTACATGGTCACTGGCTCAGACATCGAGGACCAGTATTTCGATACCAAGGAAGATGTGCTGGCCATGCTCAAGGAAGAGCTCGGCAAGGATTTCGGTAGCTGGGAGGAAATGAGAGCCGATGAAGAGAATACCTACGAATACAATGTTTATGAGATAGACGTAGTGTAATTATCCATAGGCGAAAGAGAATCCGTGAGGACACTTTGAGCAACCGCAAGACCGCCAAGGCAAAGGGCTTTGAGCGGTCTTTTTTGGTGCCTGGTACTGCACGTTTGAGTTCACCGCTTTGCGAGACAGAAATCCCTTTACCTATTTCATTTATATTTAATTTTGCTATCGTAAACCAAAGTATCAGGAAAAAATGGCAAAACTATGCATTTACAACGAAATCGTTGATGAGGAAACCAAGGTGATGTACCAAGACTGGTACGGAACCGATGGCGTATGCTTCAAGGATATCCATGAGTTCCTTGACTCCATGAAGGATGATGACGGAGACATAGACATTCGTCTGCACTGCCCAGGCGGTGACTGTATCGAAGGCTGGGCTATCTATGACGCTCTCCGTACATCGGGTAAGAACATCACGGCGACCATCGACGGTGAGTGCTCGTCAATGGCGACCATCGTTCTTCTGGCAGCTCCCAAGGAGCGTCGTTTCGGTAACAAGAACGCAAGGCTGTGCATCCACAACCCTGCTGTTGCCTATCTCGACTTGTGGCCAGGTGACCGTCTCACAGCCGATGAGCTGGAGCAGCTGAAGAGCAAGCTGACGGCACAGCAGATGTCTCTTGTTGAGGAACAGAACAAAATCCTTGACCTCTATGTAGAGCGCACGGGCTCAGACCGCAGCGCACTGCAGGCCCTCATGAATGAGGACAAATATGTTGATATGGATAAGGCTATCGAGCTTGGCTTCATATCATCTACCGTGGAGCCTAATACAGCATCCAAACATAACAAAAACAACAAGAAAATGAAAGTTTCGATTGAAAACAGAACGTTGGCAAAGCTGCTGTCAATGGCAGGAGTAGCCAAGATTGAGGACGTTGCAGTTCTCGATCAGAAAATTACCGCCGCTGACGGTTCCGAATTTACCGTAGAGCGCGAAGATGGTGACCCGCAGGTAGGCGACAAGGCTTATCCTAACGGCACGTACACTCTCGACGACGGTACCGTTGTCGTAGTCTCTGATGAAGTCATCGAGAGCATCACGCCCGCCGATGATAATAATGATGAGGATATTAACTCCTTGAAGCAGCAGGTGGCTGACCTGACTGCACAGGTAGAGACCCTGACCAGCGAGAAGGAGGCTCTGGCCTCTGAGAAGGAAGCTCTTGAGGCAGACAAGACAGCTTTGGAGAGTCAGGTGTCAGCACTGACTACCGACAAGGAGAATCTGACAGCCGCCGTTAGCACCCTGACTTCCGAGAAGGAAGCCTTGGCAAGCGACAAGGCCGCTCTGGAGGCTGAGAAGACCACTCTCACCGAGGCTCAGAAGAGCGAGGAAGAGATTGCTATTCTCGACATCGTGAACAACGCCGGAGGCAAGGCATGGCTGGAGGCTGTTTCCAAGATGAAGTCCACCTTCCACACTGGCAATCGCTCTTTCCAAGAGCATCAGGGTGGCGGACAGCATGAGGGCGAGAGCAAGACCCAGAAGATGCTCCGTGAGCAGCGTGAGGCACAGGAGGCCAAGCGTAAGGCTCGTAAATAATCAAGAATGTTAAACAAATTAAACCCATAGTGAATTATGAATTTCGAACAGTACACTGTAGACAATGGTGCAATAAGAGACCTCAATGAGCTCATATTCACCTCTGTGTTCAACGACCCTGACTTGGAGCGTGTCATCACTCCAATGACGAAGGTTGAAGACGGTAAGAAGCTGGGCTATGTTGACCGCATGGGCGACGTAGGTACGGCTGGTTCTGGTTGCGACCCCACCTATACCAAGGTGGAGATTTCGGGCTACGAGAAGACTTGGGAGCTGGGCGATTGGGAAATCCCCAAGAGCATCTGCTACAAGGAGCTGGAGCCCACTATCGCACGTTACGGTATGAAGGAAGGTACGGAGCGTGCCGACCTGCAGGACACCCCGTATTGGGATAAGTTCCTCATGCCTCTTCTGAAGAGCGCCATCAACGATATGTTCTGGCGTCTGGCATGGTTCGGTGACAAGAACGCCAAGCACACCACTGATGGCGGTGTCATCACCGAGGGCATTGACCTGAAGCTGCTCACCGTCTGTGACGGTCTGTGGAAGCGTCTGGAAACCATCATTGCCGCTCATCCAAGCCAGCAGATTGAGATTACCGCCAACCAGCAGGCTACCTATACGGAGCAGAAGACCGCTCTCCGTGCCAAGGGCTATGCCATCGGTATCATGGACGACCTGCTGAGCGAGGCCGATAGCCGTATCTTCGACAAGGAAGACCACGCTATCTTCATGACCAACTCTCTCTTCAAGGCCCTGCGTAACGACGTGAAGAATGTGAACAACATTCAGATGCCTGTCGAGAAAATCATGTCCGGCATCCAGCTCTCTGAGTACGATGGTCATCCCGTGATTGTCATCGACATCTGGGACCGCATGATTAAGAAGTACGAGACCGTTACAACGACCTCTGGCGAGGGCTCAAGCGCCGTGACCACCTCTAAGCTGAACTGTCCTCACCGTGCAGTCCTGGCTTCGCCCCAGAACCTCTTCGTAGGTACATCTGACAAGGACCGCATGGCCTCTCTGACCGTGAAGTTCGATGACCGCAAGCGTGACAACTTCATCTATGCAGCCTCTAACCTCGGTACTCTCATCGGTGAGGACGAGCTGGTACAGGTTGCTATGTAATGTGTAACCCATAAAAAGATACGTGTATGGAACTATGTGATTTCAAACTTGCTCAGGACGTTGCAGGCTCTTGCGAGAATCCGCAGGTCGCTGGCTTGAAGAACACTGGTTATCTCATCAACTACGATGATATCGACTGGGACCAGCTCGCAAAGAACTCTACCAATCCTAACATCGTTGAGACATTGCTCCTGCTGAGCGGCAAACGTGCCTATAAGGTTGTGGTGCCAGGCAACACTCCTTTCACTGGCACCAACGTTGCCATGACTCAGGGCACATACCGTAATAAGTTCACCAAGACGGCTGCAATGGTTGTCCTGAACAGTGGTCCTGACGTTTCCAAGAACGTCATCGACCAGCTGGCCAACGGACGCTTTGTGTTCATCTTCGAGAACAAGTTCCAAGGTGCCGACCACAAGAACACCTTCGAGATTTACGGTCTGGAGCAGGGTCTTGCTGCAAACGAGATTTCCAATGACAAGTATTCTGAGGAAACAGACGGTGGATGGGCAGTTTCCCTCCAAGAGACAAACGCCCCGTCAAGTGGTATGTTCTTCTTCAAGACGGATATCGCCACTACCCGTGCTGCCCTTGTATCTCTCGCTACAGGTAATACAAATAATACAGATAATAACGGCTAAGAGCTAACATAAAATAGCGTTATGGCTGATTATGAGAAAACCCTGAAAACGCTTGAAGAAATGAGAAGTCGGTTTGAATCCGGCTTCTCGTCTTCCGATAGAGTGACTA